TGTGTCAATCTCTAAGTCATAGTTGCCACTAGCGACAACGGCTGTACCTGCCATTACGACGCAATCTGTAAGTCGAGTGGCCCGTTAGTGCGCTGGTAGGCCAGCAAACTGTTTAACACGCTTTGACCGATCTCGGCGCTAGTTGACATACCGCCTGTCACGTTTATTGTTACGCCACCGCTACTACGCGCTGCAATGCGCTCAGCGTTGCCAAACGTAGTTAGACCGCCTTGTATGGTCACTAGATCGCCAGCACCAGCACCAGTCCCGCCACCGCCGCCACCGCCGCCACCACCGCCGCCACCACCTAAGCCACCGCCACCGCCAATAAGCGTTGGGGGCAAACTAGGCATACTCGGCAACGCAGGTGTGATACTGCCTGTGCCACCCTCTCGAGCCTGCCCGCCGCTAGTCGCAGCGCCACCGCCACCAATACGACCCAAATTAATTGTCGGCAACTTGCCAATATCAGTAAACGGGTTAATCAAATTCATGCCGTCAATAATTAAATTGATCGCACCAATAAACGAATTAGCAAACAATTCAAAACCAGCAATCAAACTGTTCAAAACAAAATTAACAACGTTTCTAAAGCCCTCAAATTTTGTGTACGCAACTGCAAGACCAGTAATCAGCGCAGCAATGCCAAGCGCAATTAGCGTAAACGGGTTAGCAGCCATAGCAAAATTAACTGCCAAAATCGCTGTAGCAATAGCGCTGATCGTGCCGGCAATAAACAAAAATGCTTTAGGGTTTTTTTGTGCCCAATCAGCCATGCTCTGCAAATACGGCAACACTTTTTGCAACACGGGCAACAAACCTGCGCCAATGCTTTCTTGTGTTTCAGCCAAACTATTTTTTAATATCTTGAACTGACCTGCAGCGGTGTTCGCAGACTTTGCGGCCGCGCCACCAAAGTTGTCGTTTAATGCAAGCATTACCGTGTCGAGTGACGCACCGTCTTTAATCATGCCTTTCATCTCAGGCGACAACGCTGCAAGACCTTTCATGTTGCCTGCATACGCTTTGGCAAGCGCGTCGCTTACCGTTGCAAGATTGTTGCCAGTTGCTGCCGAGATATCTTGTGCAAGCGATAGCGCGTCAGTAGCCTCGCCAACGTTTTTTGTACCGACGAGCAATGCACTAAACGCTGGTCGTAATTCGCTGTCAGCCGTACCAGTCGCCCTCGACATAGCCGAGATCATGTCCTCAGTTGCCGCAACCGTTGCGTCAGTAGCGCCAACAACGTTTTGCATTGTGTTAGCCAAGATTGCTTGTTGTTGTTCGTCCTCGGCTGCCGCTTTAGCCGCCAAACCAAGCGCACCCGCAACCGCCGTGATTGCAGCCGCCGCAGGTATCGCCGCTTTCTTAATAGCAAACTGTGCTTTCTCGCCAACCGTTTCTAATTGCTTAAATTCTTTAATTGCTTTGTCAATGCCTTTGCCGTCAAACTCGCTGACAATAGGTATAGATAGTGCCATGATTAAATCTCGCTTTGCACAACGCGCATAGTTTTAGCAATCATCTTTGTCATCTCAGCTTCAATACCGCGACGCGCTTTATAGACCGCCGGGCCGATTAGTCGAGTGCGACCAGCGCTAACAAAACCTAATGCGTTACCTAATCTGTTTGAGTTGGCGCGGCCAGCCGTTTCAAAGATTGCAGCTGCTGGGTCTTTTTGCTCAATCAGAATTACGCCTACTGCGTTGCGTCGAGTGTCAAAGCGCATACGCACGCCGTTAATTGCTTTGGCTGTTGTAAACGGGAATAGTTTGCGATCACGTTGTACCCAGTTGTAGCGCATACCTGATAGCGGTAATTCTTTGTACACGGCTTTGCCTGCCTGTATTGCTGGCTGTGCGATTGCGGTTGCGTCTGCTTTAAAATCTTTTTGCAGTTGCGGGTCAATTTTACGCAAAGAGTTAATCGTCTGTTTAACTCCGACGATCTCAATAGTTGTTGATGCTGGCATTGCGCTACCTCTTTTGCTTATTCAATAGCGTAATCACCGTGATTAGGTCGCGCGTGTCAAACTCGATTGTCGTAGGCCAATACCCTGTTGCGACTAACAATTCTGCTAGTTGCCGTCGGTAACTGCCTACGCCGTAAGGTTTGGGTCTGTCTCGTCTATTGCCTCAATCGTCATGTTTGGGTTTTCTTTAACCCAGTCACGATATGTTGCAGGCATTTTTTGGCCGCTAAGTTTTAGCAAGTTGTATGCCCAGCAAACTAGATCGGTGTAGCCGATACCTTTGCCGTCACTAATTTTGCGACCCTCGGTTTTTTCCCATTCGCAGATAACAAACATATTTGTTGTTAACTCGACTGGCGCTACGCCGTCTTGCAAATCTACTTTAAGTTTTAATCGCATTGCCTTGTCCTGTTCTCGGCCAGTTATGGCGCGTTAGATCACGTTACGTCAACTGTGTATGCGCCACCCATGAGTTCAATGTCGTAGGTAGCCAACTCGCCCAAGTTTGCGTTCATTACTGGCAACGCGCTTAGGTAAGTGTTTGTCAATTCAAACCCGGGGTTAGTGGCTGTGTTTGAGCCTGACGCTGGGGTTACTTTGATATAGCACTTTGTGCCGACAAGTGGCGCAAGAGTTGCGTAACTTTCCGACGATGCAAACGATGCGTACAAAGTTAAGGTTGCGCTGTTTGATTGCAGGCCAGCGGTGTTAGTGCGTGCAGTCGAGCCAAACGCGGTGTCTTCAAGTGCCTCAACAACGTAGTTAACGGTGACTGCCGATACCTGATCGGTGATGTCTGTAGTCGCAGCGCTTGACGCGCCGATAAGCACGACTGGGTTCGAAAGATAAGTGCTAGTTGGCATATTTACTCCTTGATGTGTTAGTTATAGTTTTACCATACCGCAACGATATGCGTGTGTATGCTCACGCCGTTTGCGCTTGCAAGCCAACTGCCACGTCATAACACGGATACTCTTGCCCGCCTATGTCAAGCGTGCCGGGTCTGCCTGACATTGCAATAACGCTTGAGCTAAGCACTAGCGCGGTGATCTGCAAAATCTCGCGCAACACGGGTAGCCCTGCTGGGCCGCTGCCAACAATTTTTATTGGGAAGTCCATACGCACAATGTTGCCGTTGCCCGCAATAGTCGTAAAACTTGGCGCTGTAATAAACACACAATTAGGCACAAGTCGAGTTGGGTCATTGACAACCCTGAGCGATGTAACGGCTGTCAGCGTGGCGCTCAGATCGTCTAGCGCCTCGTTAAACAGGTCTGTGTACGGTGCAGGCACTATGCCACCGCTGGTCGGTCAATACCTAACAACTGTTTGACGATCGGTGTCATTGATTGTTGCGGTGCTGTACCCATGTTGTCAAACGATGCAAACACGTTTTCAAGACTGCCTCGACTACGCCACAACGCCGCGCAATACATGATCGTGCCGAGCGTTACGTCACCGCTAGGCGACGTGCTGAGATTGTCGTTGTACCCTGCCTCGGCGCGACGGCGACTGCAAAACTGGTTGCCAGCGCTCACGGCCTGCGTTGCCAGCGTGTAATCGTCTGACGGGTTAGTGATTGACACGCCAAGATAAGTGACAAGGTTTGCGACCGTGACCCAAGTGCAGGTAGGTGTGAACGCAACTGTGCCGGTGTAGATCGCAACAAAATCAACGTCGTCACCTGTGCAGGCGTACAAAACTTGATTAGGTACTGCAACCGTCACGTCATAATTAAATTCGCCAGTTGTACCGTCAACGCCAACGTAACGATATTGCGGGCAAGCCAACACGGTAAACGTGCCGTTAAACGGTGCGCCTAACGCGCCTACAACTACGGTGTCACCAACTTGTATGTCAGTTGGCTCGAGCGTAGATATGCAGGCGTAGTTATCTGTTAGTTGTTTTGACGCTGTTGAGTATGTTGCCATGAGCGGTTTTGCCGCTTACGACTAGGCGACTGTGATCGACTGTACGAAGCGTGAGCCTGCGGTTGCGTCTGTTGCATCTTGGAAGAATGTTGCAAAATAACCGTAGTACGAGAAGTTCTCGCCCAAAAGTGCTGGGTCTTGAACTCGCATGATGCCGCGTTGCTGTTCGTAGAACTCGATTGCTGGCGCGTGTACGACAAGCATTGTGCCTGACGCAAAGTTGCCGTCAACGACGATCTCAAGTCCCATTGGGTTCATGCCTGACCATGATGCGGCCGAACCTGCGCCCAATGTGTTTTGACCGATAAGACCCGGTGCGCCGATTGCTGGGAATAGTGGGCGCTTGTCTGCGTCAAGTTGACCGCCAAGTTTTTGCCACACGTCAACGCTTACCAGCAAGTGTGTTGCAAACAAGTTTGTTTGGTTGCTGATGTTAAACGCGCAACCGTACAACGCTGCCATAAGTGTTGTTGGGTCACCTGCTGTGACTGTCCATGTGAAACCTGAAGTTTGTTTTGCAGTATTGCAAGCATCGGCCGCAATGTTGTCAGTTTCTTTAAGGTACTGTCCTTGCAAGTCTGTCAAAATTGCATTGAGCGCTGCAGGGTCTGTGAAGTCAATATCTTGTTGGGAAATAAACACGCCACCAGCGACGGTGCTACGTGTAACCGTATTTGCGCTAAGCGTCATTTTTTGGTTTGTTACTTCTTGACCTTCAGTTTGTACGCCTGCTGCGGTGTGCTGAGTAATGATTGGGCGAGTAAACGATTTACCTTGTCCGTTTGGCATTGCTCGAGTACCGATTGCCGACACAACAGGACGAATAGCGTTGTAGTTCAAAAACACGTTGCCCAAAACTGGTTGTGGCAACAAACCCGGTGTATCAGTTGTCAAGTCTTGTGCCAAAGCAAACTGCAATGCTGATTGACTT